TTTTTAAGTGATTCCGATACTACTGATGTTAAACTGTCTTTACTTTTAGCCATTATTAGTCGTTAAAAAGGTCATTAAATTTGTCTGCATTGCTTGTTTTACCAGTATTGTTTTCCAAAGCATAAGCCGGAGTAACTGGTTTGTTAATTTCAGCAATAAAATCATCCTCTTCATCCTTAGATGCGATTGGAGTTTCGGTTGCAGCTGCTTCTTCTTCAGGATTCAACCATTTAGCCAAAATGTCTTTAAGTGCATCATAAGTATACTTACGATTAATAGACAAAATGTCAGGTTGTTCATCAAGTACCTTTTCTACCAACGCAGCATCTTCAGAGATGGAAGTTGATTTTACTTTAGGACGAAGAGCACATTTAATACCTTTTCTACCAGCAACTATATCTTCAGTTGCTTCAACTGTAAAGTCACGACCGTCAGTGATGTCTGTAAAGTCACCATAATCATCATCAGCAGCGATACCGAGAAGTTGATCGTGTGTCAATTTACCAAATTCCCACAAACGAGCACCCATATGCTCTTCACCACGTACAATTACAGCAGCAAAGAAACGAGATTTAGGGCTAATTTTGTTTGCCAATTGCCAATCTTCTTTATCAGATGATTTACGAAGTTGCTTTGCAAAATCAACAATCGGATCTGCTTCTTCCCAGTTAGTCAAAGACAAAATTGGTCCTTTAGCGAATCCATAATGGAATTGTACTTCGCGAATTGGCCATGCCTTATCAAACTTAGAAGGCAAAATGCGAATTTGGTGTTTGCCGGGCTTTGGTTTCCAGAAAATTTTTGTGTAATCGATTTTTTCACGTTGTTGCCCTTTATTTTGAGCAGCGGCTAACTTCTGCTTTACGAGGTTTAAATCCATAACTGTTTTATTTAGAATTAAATATAAGAACCCTTATTTAGACCACCAAACTAAGAGATAGTCAAACTAAAATTTCCTGTTCCTCTTAAATAATATGTTGTGCCTGTTACTGCTGAAGCAGGAGCAAATGTAAGTGCAGATGAGCCAGGAGGAACAACAACCGAGGCAATATACGAGGACGAAACAAAACCCATTGATGATGATACAACCCATGTTCCTACAGTATTAGTAGGAGTAGAACCAGTATAAAAGCCATTTGGTTCTCTAACTGTTTCTAAAGTAAAGTAAGCAGAACCACCTGAGTTGGTAAATGCAAATGTTTTAGTACCAGATAAGTTTTCGCCTAATACGCCCTGTCCGGTCATTTGAGCTGCTGTATATGTTGCCATTATTTACCTAAATCTATAATTTTATGAATAGAAGTGTCTAATTTGCGTAATTCAGGACCGGTATTGAGTAATATACAATTTTTATAATCAGCCCAATTAACAATAAATCTAGTATCTAACATACCATTATTTAATGATCTAATCAATGCATTAAGGGCATTAATTGTATATAATGTATTTGATTCTTTTTTGCGATGCAACAATATAGTGTTAGGCAATGGAGTATCTGCAGTATTACCCATATCGATATTATATGTGCACATTAATTCTTTGCTTTGAGGTGACTCAAGTACAAATATTTTATTGTACAATATTGTATATCGACGGTTTATGTCCGACAGCACAGTGTCTAGTTCGTCAGGTGTAGTAAATGTGCAGAATAGCTTGTTCAAATCGAAAAATATATTGTCTGTCATAAATATTTATATTTTAGTTAAACCATGGTATGATTTGCCTTGCTTGATGCTTATCGGATATTGCAACAGCTCTTTGATGGTAGTAAAAATTTCACCATCTTCTTTACTATAATCAAATAAAAACGCATCATAGGTATACAATACTATTTTGGTTTTTTTATCTTTTAAATAATCTAATACCAATTCGAGCAATTGAACATTAGTTAATGTTTCCGTGCTTTGGACCACATAATTAAATAATTTTTGTGGGTTTATATCCTCTAATTGGTCACGTATAAATATTTTATTTTCAGTAGTAATGACTCCACCATATTGAAATGTATCCCACAGATCATCAACATACATGGCTACTTCTTTAAAGAATGGCTTATCTTGATATTCGCTCCACACACCACCATATAACTGTTTAAATGTTAATTCTTTAGCTTCTTGTTGTGATACGCCGAGTAATTCACCTAAATAATCATATGTGTTTCTATCTTTAGGAAATTCAAATTTAACCATTTCACCTATCAAACGTGGATGATAACCCTGAAAATCGATTTCAACAAATTTATCATTTATTGGTCTATAACATTCACGTTCACCATTATCTTTATTTAATGCAGCAAAGTTGATACTATTACAGGTGTTAGAAGGGCGCGTAGTTGTATTGTATAAATTATATTGAGTGTATAATCTGCTCTTAGATAAGTTAAATTCGGGATATTGTATTTTATTTTGATAGTGGTTTATATAGCATTCTTTATCTACTTTAATGCCTTGTTTTTCAATTTGATAAAATATTTCAGTTGTTCTGAAGTTCTGGAATTGAAATGCTGTGTTAGTTAGGGTGTATTTTTGTATTGTGGGTAATGTAGCAGCAAATATTTTTTCACATTCCTCATAATGTTTGCTAATTGGAATTAGACAATTAATATTAGATAGATTAATGTGGTGTCTATAATAATAATCAATACAATTATTACCTAGTGCTTCTGTTAAATTAACAAATTCAATTAAATGGGCATCAAATAATTTATTGGGGTAAGGAAACCAATGCATTGCTTCCTTTTTATCTATCACCCATATTCTATCAGTGTTGTTTACTAACCAACCAAATAATTCATCTTTATCCAGACTAAATGATTCAGTATGATCTAGGCACAGTATGTATCCTTTCTTATCATCAAGTGGTCTGATGTAGATAAGGCTTAAATCAGTAAGTGTAGGATGGAAGTTGTCGTTTTTAGGAATAAACCTAATAAAGCAATCTCCAAATTTAGATGGAAGTTGAGAGGGTTTCTCTATAACGTAAAACATATTTCATAACCTTTGAATTAAATATAAGATAAAATCTTTGACTTACAAATTTAATCTGGAGGGGGTTCACTTATAATAAAAGACTTTATGCCGGGCATTTGTTTCTCAGCATCGTCTAGACTTTTTTGATTTCCAAAATAACCTCCTTCAGGAAACTCAATACTAATTACTTGATAATAAGGATTATTTTGAAACTTATCAAAAGTATTTTTATCAATTTCTCTTATTAATATGGGGTTAGAATTAATTTTTTTAGAAAAATATCTTATGCCTCCATTAATATTACTTTTATTAATAATAGAAGTAGGAATACTATTATTTAATTTTACTTTACTTAAAGATCCATAAATAAATGTTTTTGGATCTGTTAGTAGAGGATTTATATCTGTACTGTTTGCTTTAACTAGTTTTGGAGCATTAGTATTAAATGTTTTTCCTGCAAAGTATTTTCCATTAAATTCATAATAGTATCCTTGATAATATTTGTAATTATAATCAAATACGAATTCATTACCAGAGGTATATTTTGTTTCTATTATGTTTGATGGTATTCTCATATTAAAAAGGTGCATCGTTTATTTGAAAGTGCATCCAATCTTTTCCTAATTCTCTACCAAAACTTTTCCATCCATACTTATACCAAATATCAATAAATTGTTTATATTCTGGTTTAGAGAATAGGGCTTTTCCTGTTGGGGTATTTAATCCGTTTTCGGCGGCATAAAAATCTATGGCAATTCCCCAAGAGTGAATCGAAGGATTACCAGGACAACATCTTTTATCTCTAGGATTATATAGACCGGAATATTGATCTAGTTTTAATTTTTTAATTTTATCTAAACCATAAGTCGCTAATATATCTTTAAGTACTTTTTCTAAACTATCTTTTACTAATTTATGTACTTTAAAACTATTTACAGGAGTACTATCATAATATAAAGTATAAGGAAGAGTAAGAGTTACTAATTGGCTAGAATCACCAGGTTGGCCATATTTTGAAACTACACCAGATAAATTACTTCCTACTTTTAATTTAGATTTGTTTGCTTCAATTTTCATTGCATCTTGGGTTGTTATTTTTCCGTTATTAGGATTTATTTGTATTAATTCTGAGAAGCTAAGGGTTCCTTCAGGTTCATCTAATATTATTGTTTGGGCATCAATATTAGTTGTCCAATCATTGTTTTGAATTGAATGTCCAATACCTGTAATTGTATGTCCTAATTTTGATCCTAATGCATCTCCTTTATAGCCTCTAGGTAATAATTCTTCGGGAATTCTAAATAGGTGACCTATTACTAATCCTCCAATACCATCCATTGTGACTGATAGCTTAGTAGGGATGATGGCTCTATTTTTGGCTTTTGATTTGGTTAGATTTTTAAAGAAATTAATTAAATCTTTTAATGAATTTTTATAATCACCTGCTTTATCAGCATCAAATTTACCATCAATAAACCAACCATATTCTTGGTCTCCAAAAAAATCATATAATGATTGTAGAGCATCAGCTACATTTTGTGCTTGACTTTTAATTTTTTCAATATCAGGTTGATTTGGATCTATTGTTGGATCATCTTTTTTAGGAATAATTCTATCAACTAAACCTTTATTAAAATCTAACATTGTATTATTATCAGTTGCCATTGCTCCACCTCCAACTTGAGCACCAATTGCTACCGTAGAAGATTGGTCAGGAAATATTTGAGATTCTAATTTGTATGATCTAACTGTAGATTTAGTGTTATGCATTTCTAACTGAAATAAGTTATCATATACCTCCTTTTTAGATTTAGCATCAACATAATTTACATCTATAATATATGTTGTATCTCCTTTAATTGGGTCAATAAATAAATCAAAATTACTTACATTACCTGTTGCGGATGAAATTTCAGATAGAACACTTTTTAAAAAATTGTATAAATTAATATCTTTTTTTTCTTTAGTATCTAAAGCTTCTAAATTATTATCTAAAGCTAATCTAAATAAGAAATTTAAATTAACATATATATTTCCAATAATACCTAGTTCTGTATCCCAATTGTCTTGATAAAAATAGGGTCTAGAAATATTTTTTATATATTGTATATTTTCAATAGCTGTAGATTGGGATTTTTCTATTTCTTTTTTTTGCTTATCTAATTCTGCCTGTTGTTTAGCATCCTCAGCACGTTGAGCTGCTACAGGATCTGATTTGGTAGATTCAACATTAGATCCAAAAGCTTCGTTAACTTGTTGTGTACTTAAATTAGTAAGACGACTAGTTGTTAAGAAACTAAATAATGAGGTACTACCTCCAACACCAGAAGCAGCTAATGATTTTCCTAATTTAGTATTATCAATATTATCTCCTTCATCAATAGCAACATTAATTAAATCTGTATATTGTGGCTTAACAACTTTATAACTAACATCTTTTAACTTTTCGTAATGGCGTTTAGTTAACGCTTTAATTGTATCTGGATCTTGTTGGGTTACTCTTTCAAGATAATCTACAACTGCTTGTTTATCTTTAATTTTTTTAGTAGGAATTGATATATAGTATAATTGGTCTAATACACTATCTAATTGGACATCACTTAATTTACTTGGAAATGTTATTAAATTATTAGATCCTGTTACATTTGATGGTATTATAGTATCTGGATTGACTTTAAATCCATTAGCCCAAACGGGATTTTTGATAATGCAAATTGTTGGATCTACAGATAATTGAAGGGGATGAGCTGAGCAGAGTAAATAGCCGTCTCCAGTTAATGGGTTGGGTTTAGTATTGCCAATTGCATATTCTCTATCTAATACAGAGCATTTTAAAAATGCTTTTTTGCTATTAGAATCTACAAAAGTAACATAATTGTTGATTAAATTACATAAACCTTCTAAAGTAATATATACTTGTTCATCACTTGCTCCAATTTTTCCATTACTACTAGCCTCTCCTTGCCCTCCAGCAATGTTAAGAGTTTTTTTATATAAATCATAATAACTAGTAGTACCATCGGGGCGACCATCAGCAATTACAAAATTGGCTCCTTCATCTTGTGTGCCTGGTTTTTTTAGGTTCATTATAGTAAATAATTCATAGAATAATCCTGCAAGGATATTTTTAGAATATATTTTCTTTATATCAGGAAAACTTGATATTGATATTCCTTCTACTCTAGGTGCTATCAATCCTTTTTTAGATATCTCAGATATATTATTAAACGGAGCATAATTTACCTTTAATGATTCTAATACTTCTCCTACTGATATTATAGTGGTGGTGCAATCATATCCTCCATCTTCGCGGGCAGACCAGCTATAATTTTTAATATATCCAAACATTGCATCATAATTACCACCATAGGTTTCAACAGCGGTTTTATATATGCTTTCAAATAACTGATCTTTAGTTGGTTTCTTATTTATGATATCATTAGTAGAAAAATCTATATTGCTTTTTAATTTTTTATCACTACCTAAATAAGGTGCCCATCCCCATTCTATTAAAGCAGTATAGCCTGGGCGCATATATAGAAGTTCTAGGTCTTCTAGTTGTTTAATATCCCAAGCAACAAATTTAACTTCAACTTCTCTTAAAGAACCATATGCTGATTTGGGTTTTATGTCTACTCCTGTAATACCAGGCATGGGGCGAATACCCAATCTGTGGGGATTGCCATTAGGAGTAGCAATATCATATGAGGAATTTTTAGTCAAAACACCAGCTCTTAATTGGAGTTGATTTTCGTATAATACTCCTCCTTGTAATATATATTTTTTAGCTAGAGCCCCGTTATCTTCATTTACATCTACTGCAGAAGACATTCTTACCCATGCATTGCGAGCATTAAAATATTGAATAGCATCAGGAGTACGTTCAAATATGGCTTCTTGCCTAGCCTTTAATTGATTTTGTATTTCAGGTTTAAACGTATCTTTAAATATAGACATAACATTATCTTGCTTTATTGAACTGTTTAAATAAATTTAAAACACTATTTAAATCAGTAGGTATTCTTAATTGAGCACCAGGTGTAGGATATAAGGCTCCTTTAGTAGCATTATTATTTGCTGCTGCTATTACCCACCATAAAGTAGCATCTCGATAATAGCTATATGCTAATGAGTCTAGTCTATCACCTACAGTAGTAATAACATACACATCAGATTCTGATAAAGGAATGTTTGGGTAAAACTTTCCTTTATAGTATGGTCTGTAGTTTTTAGTTAATATAGTTGAATTTTCGTAGCGATCCATTTTAATTTATTTTAAAAATCCCCAGTTGCTCCACCACCACCAAAAGATCCTCCACCAAATTTTGTTACTTTTTTTAAATCATCTAATATATAAGGTTTTTTTACATATGTTTTATCAGGTCTATCTCTTAAATCAACACGACCTATAGGATCAAGGTAAGAACCTGTAGAAGGAGTAAGAGATGAAGTTACTGGTGGAGTTGGGGGTGGAGGAGGAGGAGAGGGTGGTGGTGGCGGAGGAGGAGTTATAGGGTCGGGTTCTTTAAAAATAAATCCACATTCTGTATATTGTGGAAGATAATTATGGATTAATGTAAATCCAAAATCAACTTTTAGGTAAAATGCTAATTGCGCATCTAAATCCCAAGATGAATCTTGAATAGGGGAAAAATTTAGATTAGTTATAATACCAGGTTGATTATTAATATAATTACCTACTTTTAATTTAGTTATGATTCCACCTAATAAAAGATTGTCTTTATATTTACCTGCTAACGTAGAAGCTAATTCACTTAAATGACAATGTTTTATAAGTAATTCATTGTAATTATAACATGGTATATTAAATGAAATATTAGCGGTGCGTTTGAATTCATTAAATATATAAAAATTTTCAGCACGACCTATATATTTTGTAGAATTCCATCCACTATTATAGTCTTCAGAATAATTATTTATATATCCTAAAAACTTTAATACTGTTAAAGCATCGCCAGTAAATGGATCTAAAGGAGTAAATTGTAAAGCTAAAGTATCATCTTTAACAATAGTATCGTTTGTTCTAACAAATACATTATATTGTTTTGCTTTTTTATTTACTTTATCAATAGGAGCTGTACTAAAGTAATTTTGATTAATGGTATTACCTTTATTTATTTTTTTTCTTAATTCAGTATATGTTTTTAAAGCAGGATTGCTATAATTTATAACATTCTGATTGAGACTTTTATTTATATCATTAATATCTTTTGGAATATCTGTAGATCCATTTATGTTTGATAGCCCTAAATCAGCGCTCGCTGTTAATCCCCCTTCTGGTTTCCCGCCATCATAAGTGATGGGGTTATTAATTAATGAAGATGGAATTGGTAGTTTAAATTTATTAGAAGATAAAGATGAAGAAGTATGATTAGATATTTCTATATCATTGCTTATTATTACTTTATTATCTTTTTTATTTTCTTTATATTGTTTAAAAGTATTATCTATAAAAGATCCATTAACTTTTAAATCAGTATCTTTTACTAAATTAAAACTAGAACTAGCTAAATTAGAATTAGTAAGTAAAGATATACCAAAATCAAAACTACTGCTTATTTTAACTTCAGGAATATGTTTAGCATTATAATTTTTATTTTTGGCTTCATCTATTCTAAGACTATCATTAGTGCGCTCAGGAGTTCTTTTAATTAGTGTTCTACCAATACCATAAACTGAATTAGGGCCGCCTATATAATCAGCAATTCTACTATTTTGAATATCATTGTAGACAGAATTTGCAAATGGGACACCTCCAGCAAAAGTAGCAGCTATTGCTCCTAGAGTTTTTTGTTCTTTTTTTCTTAATTTAATATTACCTTTATTAAGATCATAATTAGTACCTAAACCAAATCTATTTCTTAATCCAGTTAATCTGTTGTTTTCTTCGTTATTATTATTTTGAACAACAGCTAGGTATTTCGTTTGTTCATTTTGAACAGGTAATAAACCATGTCTATTAAAATGTTGACCAAAAGCATTGACAGGAATCTGTGCTAGTGTATTAATACCTAAATTGTAAATGCGGGTAGGTCCAACAGCGTTAACTATTTTATTTGCTGTATTTAAAACAAAATTACCAACATTTCTTAATAACCCACCACCTTTAGTAGGATTATTTGTTGATAATTTTTTAGTTTCTAATTGAGGATTAGATAATTGTAAACCAATTTGTTTAACAATAAATAAAGGACCTTTTGGAAAGTCCTTAAGAAATTTCCCTATACGGAAAGTATCAACAATTGAAGCATTAGCAGCACCTACAACACCACCTCTAACTAAACCATCATCAAATTTAGTCATTCGAAAACGATTAAAGCCTCTATCAACGGTGTTGATATCGACTTGTTGGTATGGTTGACCACTGTCACCTCCGCCTGGTCGATCTTTTCCGTACTTAAGTGATTTTAAGTCGGTTTTTAAATCAAGTAGGGGCATTTATATTATATTAGTAACGTCCTTCAGTTGGTCCTAGGTCCTTATATCTACGGCCTTGCTTAGATTTGTATACTTGTGATACAACTCCGTTTGGTTTAAGATTTGGAGCTTTAGTATCTAATTCATCCAGAGTAGATGGCTGTGGTTTGTTGGATAAATTGCCTTTAATTAGGCGCCAATCAACATTTGGATTACCATCAACTGAATATAATTGATGAAGTGAATCAGGTGGGATTGGGTTTACACCAAATTGTTGTGGTTTGTTACCACCTAATCCTAAAATGCTACTTTTTAATTTGTCTAATAATCCCATGGTTTATCTATTTTATACGAATAAATATTTAATTATGCTACTTTATATGAGCCTTGTACTAGTGTTGAACCTACTTTTTTACCATCCATGTTGATTGATGTATCTTTACTATACAATCTATCAACAGCTGCTCTTACTTCATTGATTGCTGCTATCATTGGGGTAAGATCTATTGATGGAGAACCATCCCCACCTAATATTTTATCAGCTTTGGGGGAATTTAGGGGAATTATTGCTTCAGGACCGGCTTCACCAACAGTTGCATTATTAATTTCACCAGTTACAATACCTCCTTCAGCAAATGCTGTTCCTTTAGCTAATCTTGTTACTAAACCAACACCAGCCAATGTAGCAGCTGTTGCTAAAATAGGACCTACAGGAAATATACCTCCTAAAGCCTTCCAAGCCCCTTGAGCCACAGAAAGAACAGCATTTATTAATAATTTAGCATTCATTGCTGCTATTAAACCCCCAATGCCTAATAATATTGGAGATAATGTTTTAAATCCTTCTACTATTAAACCAACAACATAAGAAATCCCTGTAATTACAGGGCTGATAATGTTAGTAAATATAGAAGCTATATTTGATACTAGATCAAATAATTGACCAAAAGGTCCAGCTACTAGATTACCTACTACATCCTGTATTTTTAATAAAGCCGCACTAAATTTCTCTTGTATTTGTTGTCTTTCAAGAGCTTGTTTTGCTTCTTCTTCTTGTATTTGAACTAATGATTTACCACTAGCTAGTGCTTCTTCTCTTTTTCTTAATGTTTCAGCTAATTGATCTGAGGTCATACCTACAGATTCAGCTAAGGCATTTTGTTGTAACCTATTCATTTTAGTAAACTCAGCTGCTGTACCTATATTTTTAGATAATTCTTCAGCTAAAGTAACTTGATCACCAGCTAATGCTGCTGCTCTTGCTCTTTCAAGATTTATTTGTTTACCAGTTAATAATTCAGCTTTTAATTCATTTTCAATTGATGAACCGAAATCAAGTAATTTATCACCAGCAGCAGCAACTTGTTCTAATGTCATACCAAATGCTTTAGCAGCTACTACTGCTTTAGCAATTTGTTCTGGGTTGTTTCCTAGATTTGCTGCTAATTGTCCCGATACTTTGGAAGCTTCAGCTAATGCTGATTTAAAGTTAATTCCGACTTTAAGTTGATTTCTTGCTGCTGTTAATCCCCTAACAAAAGAAGAATAAGTTTCTTCAGAAGTTTTACCATTCAAAACAGCAAAACGTTGAATTTGAGCAGCTTCATCTGCTTGTAGACCAACTTGTTTAGTTAATTTAACTTGTGTTTCAAGCTGATCGGCAGAATATTGGGAAACATATCCAGTTGATTGGGCTAATTCTCCAAAAGCCTCAGTTATTGATTTAGAATTAACATTAATGTTAGGAGTAACCCCTGCTATAAAAGCAAAATTTTCTCTAAGTCTATCAGATCTGTCAGCTCCATATCCTATAATTTTACCTAAATTAACAGCCTGTTCATTGGCTTGCAGAGCTTTATCTATAATAAAAGTAAGTATTGTGACTGGGTCTGTTAGTGATTTTTTAAGGCCAACCCCCAATCCTTTAACAAATACTCCTAATGATTTAAATTTATTACCTAGATTGTCAGTTGAAGCAACGGCTTCTTGTTTTATTTTATATGATTCTTTTTCTAATGCTATTAATCGTTCTTGAGCTTGTTCTTGTGTTATAGAATTTCCTGCTTCATCTTTACCTATTTCTGCTAATCTTTTTTTTCTTTCATTTTCTAAAAGGTCATTTTTTACTTTTTCAGTAGATAAAGCATCTTGAATAAGCTTTTTATTAAAATCTTCAACAGCTTCTGTTGCTTCACCTACATTTAAAAAACTAGCTAATGAACCTCCATATTGAGAAACAAGTTTACCTGCAGCTTGGGCTAATCCTCCTAGATCTTTTCTAGTATCAGCTATTTGCTTAGTTAAATTTAATTCTTTTTCTAAAATAGGAATACCCGAAGATATAGCTTCAGTAGCATTAATTAGAAGTTCATTTTCTTTTAGTAGTTCTTGTAGTCTAGCTTTTTGTTTTGGGGTTCTTTCATCTAATGCATTTAATGCTTCGACTTCTCTTTGACGACTTGCTTCACTAGCTTTTAATCTCTGTACAACAAAATCTAATTCTTTTTTTTCAGCAGCAAGATTATTTTTTAATTTTTTAAATTTATTATCAGTAAGGTCATTATATCCTTTTTGATAAGAATTTAAATCCTGGGCAATGTTTGTAAATTCTTTAAATGCTCCTTTGCCTATTTTTAATAAAACATTTTGATTTTTTAATTCAGCTGTTATGTCTTGAAATGTTCTATAAATATAATCAGCATTATCTACAATATCTTCATATTGTTTGTTTAATCTATCAACATATTCATTAAGTTTTTTAGTATCATTTCCGGCATTGCGAAATGCTTCTTGAAGGTCAATACCTAAGCCACCTGCTTCTCTTAATTTTTTGTTAAGATCTGTTAATTGTTGTTGTAATTCTTGTACTGTAGGTTCTGCCATGATATAATGTTACATCATATAAATATTTAAAGCGCCTATTTTTTAGGCGCTTTAGCTACGTATGTTGGTGATTTAGATGGGGATATATTAGGACGAGATATATCTTTTCCTGATTTATTTTTCAACATATTTTGTTGCTTTTCTGTTTCTTCTTTTTGTTTTTCGTAATATTCTCTTAATTTTTCAAATGTAAATTTACGCAACCAAAGAGGCATATTATAAACAGTATCCCAATCATATCCACCATTACTATGAAATACTATTTCATGTATTTGGGAAAATAGTATAGGTCTATATTCCAGAATCAGGCCAAAAAAAGTTAACAGATATTGGAATATCTATGCCCTCCCCTACATAATCTACATCTTCTGGTATATATTTTAAATTAATGTCTGGGGATACTTTTGCATAGTATTGGCGTAGTGCTCTTGAATCTTTAGCGATTAAGTAATTATCAACAAAATCACGAATATCTTTAGCATCACGCTTACCTTCAACAGATGTAACCATATATTTTAAACGAGTTGTAACATCAGTAGTTACATTTGGGTTAATTTTTTGCAACCCCTTAATTTCAGCTTCAATTTTTTGTTCATCACCATGTGTTAATAACTTAAAAGTAATATTGTTACCAGAATGAGGTAGAGTGAAGGGAAATTCATTTATTCCGCGCTTATATAAAGATTCATCAATTATTTTATCTTCTAGCTTGGATAGATCAATAGTAATTTCTTTACCACCATAATTAATATTATAGTCTTTACCATAACCTAAAACACGAGCAGCAACTAATATTGCGTTTTTATCACCAATTAACAATTCGTTATAATCAATTGGTGTAACAATTAATGATTGAAGTAATTTATCAATAACAATACCACTTTTAATGTAGTTTACATTGGTAAGGATATCTTCTTCCTTAGCTGTCATATACTTCATTTCAATTTCGCCTTTAGCAAGCGGTGAGGTCTCGGGGTACAATAAACCTTTTGAGGGTAATGTAACTGTTTCTGTTGGGATTTTTAATTCGGCCATAAACTATTTTATTTGTGTATATATAAATATATGCAGAAAAAAGGTGTCTGCGAAAGCAGACACCAAAAGAAAAAAATATGAAGGATCTTTTAGAAGTTGAGTACACAGTAATCCATAGCGATTGTTAAGGATAAAGTAATTGCAGCATCACCCTGGCTCCAGTCATATTCTCCGAAAGTAGCTGTTTTGCAATAAGCACCTTTGATAATCCACTCACCTACTACATCACCTACTGGGCCTAGAATGTCTAGTGTTAAATCTTTCTTATAAAAGTCGGAATATCCATCACGGCCTGTTACTGATTCGTGTGCTAAACGAGCCCACTCCATTACTGCTTGTGCGCCTGATGGGGTTACGGGATCGTATAATTCTAAAGTCATATCATTCCATTCAACTTTACCTTTTACTTTACGGTAAACGTTGATGTGATCGAGTTTAATCATATTGGCTTCAAATCCAGGAGCTGATGCCTTTTTAATTAAATATGATGGAATACCATCAATGTACATTATGAACCTATTGGGAACTTTTGGTTCAAAAGCGGTGAACATTATTTCGTTAGCGTCTAATACTGCCATTTTATTTTAATTTTTTATTGCTATCAATAAATATTAGCAACTACATCCCCTTATGCAGGGAATGTAGCGCCGGTTGGTTGTACGTTAAAGTTCAAGATAATGAATTCAGCAGTCTTAGTTGGTTGGATGTAGATCTGGCCTACTAATTGGTTGCGATCAATTACATCAGGTGTATTATTGGAATCATCCATTACTACCTTGTAAGCATATAAACCTTGACGTTGTACTACTGATTCAAGGTATGGATTAACTTGAGATAAAAAGCGATTGCGAGTAACGTTAGTGTTTTGTTCAAATACTAAATTATTACCTACTTGACCAATATAGTCTTTTAATGCAATCAACAAACGACGAACGTTTACACGGTCAAGAGCTGTTTGTTTTTTCTGCAATGTTTTCTGACCAAATACTACAACCCCTTCTCCAGGGAATGTAGCTAATGGGTTAACATTTGCTTCATATAATGTATCGCGATCGCTTTGAGATAATTTTCTTTCAGCACGTAATACTGAAGGAACACCACCACGATTTAAACCGGCAGGTGCAAACCATTCAGCACCAACTTGGTCGTTGAATGCAAATACACCACCCATTACTGTTGGAGCGGGAGCCCATACTGCTTTACCTAAACCTGAGCTGAATAATTGAACCCAGGGATAGTAAGTAGCTGCGTAGTTGCTTGGTTGGCCAGCAGCAGCATTAGCAGCAGCTGAAATTGAAGTACCATAAACACCGGTTCCTACAATTGCAATTGCATCACCACGTCCTTCAGCTGTTGAGATTAATTGTGAAGCAGCGCTACAATCTAAACCAACACCAGGAGCAAGCAATACATTAAATTGGTATTCATCCTTATTAGTTAAAATACCAAAAGCAGTAACATAATCAGCCGGAGCAAATCCTTGAATATTAGTTGTAGTAATATTTTCGTTCATAAGTTGAACAGTAGCTGTTGCTGCAACAGCACCCCCAAATGAACCACTTCCTAGAGCTGGTAGGCTACCACTGTATTGGGTTGCTTTAAAATTACCGTTATTGTCAATAGAATCTACTTGTGGTTTAGATATAGATTTAACACGAATGTATTGAGAAGCATTTGCGTAAGAACCAACGTAATTGATGATATTGTTTGTAGCATCATATACTGGTTTTGAATCGCCTATTACACGAGAAATGTAGTTAGGTAACATTGGATCTAATGATAAGTTAGCCCAAGTTTCTAGATAATTCCTTTGAGCATTATTATCATTACCAGCACGAACTGCTAAAGTAAAGGTACCGCTTCCAGTATTTACATTTGTAACTTCCCAACGAACATTCATTGCACTACCACTAGGTAAGGCACCACCAACTTCAGTACCACCAGCACTGTTCATTTGATTGCCCCAAGCTAATGTTTCAAGTACAAATGAATTATCAATAGAATCATCATCAATATCAGCTACTGAAGAACTTGCATAAGTACTAAGATTAGCACTGCCACTAATAATTCTGGTAACTAATAATGTCTGACCGCCATTTTGGAAGAAATCCTTAGCGGCTAAAGAAGTTAAATATTCATAGTAGTAACTACCACTTTTGAATGTTTCTCCGAATTTGGATACATATTCACTATAAGAAGTAACATAGGTAGGAACAAATGGTTGACCCATTACGGTTGGACCAACAACAGCGGTTGCTGCACCTACGATACCTCTTTGAACCAATGATTGATCTGATTCATTTTGGAATACGCCAGGAGATAAGATTTTTTCTGCCATTTTGTATAATTGTTTTTGAAAATTTTAATAGGATTGACCTAATAATAAATATCCAAAAATCACTATAAAACGCAGATTACTGTTGAATAGGCGTGATTTCTCCCGTTTCGGGATTAATAGAACCCGTTCCGTATTTATCCTGAAGGGATTTAATTAGGTCGTTTTCTTTTTGTTCAATTGTAGCAAGATCACTTAGCAATGTTTTTTTATTGCTTTCAAGTTTTTCGGCTTGCTCTACCAATGCTAAACGCTGCGCTTCAGCTACACCAATTTCGAATAGTGTTTGGTTGTACTTAGACTGGAGGTCTTTAATTGATTGTAATTCTTCTTGTGTTAGTTGTGTCATAACGTTTTATTTCTCCCATTTAGCTAATGGGCAAGCTTGAGGACCTGGTTTAGGGGAAAATACTTTTTTACTTAGTGGACAACCACATTGACCACAAATAAATGAATTAATTGCAGTAATGTAAGTTTTTTTCTCACATGAATCACAAACAGTAGCACGATATTCGGCCACTGCTTGTTGTTCAGGTGTTGGGTTAGTAGCAGTAACCCACGATTTAAATATTTCAGATATTTTGTTCATCGGTATTAAAAGGAATAATTTCACCTGTATTTAAATCAAGACTACCATCACCATATTTAATAGAAAGTTTATTATAATATTCCTGCTCTTGATTAGCAACATTTTTAAAAGAAGCAAGTAATGTTTCTTTTTCAATGCGATTTTTACCTAAAGCAAAAGTAATATTATCTTTTTGAGCCTTAAATGATTTAATCTGAAGTAATTCTTCTTCAGCAATAAACTTAGATTCGTCACTCATTATTTGGTCTTTTTAGAAGATTTTTTATTAGATGTTTTTGCAGATTGCTTTGCAGGTTGTTGAACTGGTTGTTTTTTAGTTAAAACCTTTTTTTTAGCTTCTTTTAAAGTAGCAAGTTCTTCATCTGATGCAATAGGTTCAACTGGTACTAATACTGGTGTTTCAGCTAGAACAACTGTTGGACGATCAGCGCCGTTGTCAGATACAACATCTTGTGGTGGGAATGAAGATTTCTTTTTGCTGTTTAAAATAACTGCAGCTACAATACCAGCTACAATAAGTACAATGATAAGTAATGTCATAAAATTGTTTTTGTTTCGTATATAAATATATAATAAGATTATGAGACAACCAAAATTTTCTCTAAGGTTTTTATTACTCTATCTGAAGATATTTCTTTAGAACATTCAAATTGGTGTTGTGTTCCTTTATGTACGGGGCACCAATTCCAATCACCTGCATCTAGCCTATGTGAGTTGAAACAACCCCTACATTTACCTAAAGGTGCATCAATGTGGTAACAACTAGTAGGTTCAGTATATTCTTCAGTAAAGCCAGATACTATTATTGTAGGTGTATCTGTAGCCCATGATAGCCAACTTAATCCACTGCTAATTCCTATAAATGCTTCAGATTCATTAAGTACTTTTACAGTTGATTCCATATCAAATGAGTCAGGATACTTAATTCCAGTTGGGTTTTTATTTCCCATATATCCGTTTTCTTCTCTAGATAACATTACTACTTCATATCCTTGATCTTTACACCAATCAACTACTTCTTGCCACCCTGTTGGATTATTCCAATATTTAGCTTGTGCTGTACTGTGAACAGCAATAGCAATTTGTTTTTTCTTTGCAACTAATGGCTTTTTTAATTTTGGTTTTACTTCTATAAAATCTAATCCTAGAATATCAGATGCTGTTTTCTGAAGGTTTTGTTGTTTAATGTCAAAAGGATTTTTATTAAAGTCAACATTATCATCACTATTGTAAAACCACCCTATAACATACATTGCGTATAAATTGTAAACTGTATCTCCCGGTTTAACAAATTCAATTTCTGGGTATTGTGATTGGAAGAAATAATTATGAAATGTAGAGCAAATAACTTTACATTTGTGTTTTTTTCTAAATTCTTCAACATATGGAAACCAAGCTAAAGTATCACCCAATGATTTAGAATCTAAAGCAATATATACTCTTTTATCTTTAAGATCTAAATCATGTTGATATAATAAATTACCATTCTCATCTTCAATCTTTATTCTCCAATCTATATAATATTGTTTACTTGTTCTAACCCAACAATTACTTTCTATTTCTTGAGAATATTCTACTGTGTTTGTTTTTTTATTAATAAAGCTTACTTTATGTTTTTTATAAGGTGAGTCTAACACTTCAGCAAAAGGACCATTAATAAAATTAATATTAAATTTAGGAATGTTTACTTTTGAAGGTATTCCTAGTTTTTTTGTTGATTTATAAATAGATATTAATTGATCTTTCATATTTATTTTATTGTCTTCATATTTTTTTAATAAATCTTTTGTTCTATTTTTCCAAGATAAATCTAATGCCTGTTGTCTTGCCCTAGATGAATATAATGTATGTGAATTAAATTTAATTTTATTAAAAGCATCAACAATTTCATCTACATCTCGATTTACAGCTATCATTCCCTTTAGTAAGTTATTATCCTCAAAAGTTCCAATAACAGGTAAGCCAGAAGCTAACGCTTCTAATAATGTTAAATTAGGATGTCCAGCCTCTAATATAGAAGCATGGATAAATACACTATGTTCTTTGTATATATTTTTTAATTGTTCTTCATTAAGATCATATAAAATAGTTAATTTATCATAATCTGAAGGGAAGGTATCAAAATAGTTTTTATTATTACTTGGTCCGGCTATTGTAATAGGTAAATCTAGTTGTTTTGCTGCTTCAATAGCATATCCAAATCCTTTTCTGTCTTCGGCTTGATTATGAATAAATCCATTATTTGCTACACATAATAATTTGTGTTCTTTAAATTCTCCCGGAGTAAAATAGTCTGTATTTACTCCATGTGAAAAATATTCAGGTATTCCTTCAAAGTAATCAACTAAAAATTTAGCAGGCACAAAGGCTTTTTTAGCATTCTTGATTGCTTGTAAATTTTCTTTATAGGCAGTAGAATCTTTTCCATATAAAAAGGCATGATGGTCATGCATAGTAAAATAATATGGTATTCCACGTTCATGTGCTAAATTAGCTAAATTAGCAACATGAATATGTACTACATCATAATCTTTTACATCATCTAAATATAATATTTGTGAATCATGTCCTAATTCTAATAGGGCATTGTGTGTCTCCCATATAATTTTTTCTACGGCTCCCCATCCATTTGGGGGAATAGGAATTAAACCAGGCGTAACATTAATTATTTTCATTTTATTATATTAATAATTGATTGATAAGCTGCAAAATAATAACATTGATAATATTGAGGTATTCTAGATAATAATATATTAGTATATGGATTTTCGGCTTGGTTCCAAATTACAAGTTGGCATTTTTTTATGTTGTATTGCCTATCAGTATTTAAAAAATAATCTAGATCAGATTCATCTCTTAATACACAAACTAATGCATCCTCATCTCCATCTATTTTATTTATATTTAATTCATGATCAAAAAATAATTCTTTAAGTAATGAATATTTTTTAAAATCTAATTGTCTATCTAAGTAAACTATTTTTTGTTGAGTATTTACATTATTTAAATGATGATCCATTAAACATAAAGATTCTTTATGAATAGGTTCAAAATATCTATTAAATGTATCTATATCTTTATTAATACGCCTATTATTAACTTTTTTTATTAATTCACTACCTTCATCTACAGATTCATTTGCATAGAAGGTATGAGATATAGAATTTTCTCTATAGTTATAATAATATAAGTTTCTAGGGAGATGAAGTATTTTACCTTGTTCCTCTAAAGTACACAATATAGCTAAATCATTATAATAATATTTCATCCAACCATTTGGATTAAAATCATAATCTATATTTGGGTTATTTCTCCATGCTCTTAAATAAGTTAAATAACCACAAGTCATATTTTTTTGGTCTGTAAAATCGGGATTGTGAAAATTCATCCAGTTTCCATCTTCTCTAAATGCGTTTCCAGCACCAGCAATTGCTATTGTATCTGGAAATTTGGTGAAGAAGTGATGGTATACTTCTAATGCTTTAGGTAGAGGATAATCATCTTGATCTGCTTGTATTATTATTTCTGCTTCTTTGCAAAAATTTTGTGGGTTATAAAACATTTCTTTTTTGAAAGATTGTTCTACATACTTTACCTTTCTATCCCTACTAGAAATATATGATAAAATTTCTTTAGCATCTTCCGCATCAGATGAAAAATCGTCAGTAACTATCCATTCCCAATTTGTATATGTTTGGGATTTTATTTTCTCATATAGTCTAGAAATAAAATGAGAACCATTATAAAAACTAGTAATTATAGTAAATTTCATATTATTTAAATTCTACAAAGCTATTGCTATTAATTATTTGATCTTTTGTATATGTTATAACAGTATTTCCTAATCTTATAGTAAGATGGTTATTTGATTGTAAATGAGAAGGGAGTGGATTGGATTCATATTGACTTAGTAAATTTATAGTATCAATAAATTCATCATTTATATATAAATCTGCATATTGATTTTCATGAACAATATCAATACTATTCATATAAAAATAAGCAAAATCTGATGTGTTTTTTATTTTTAATAATTTAATATCAAGCTGATTGTTATCATCTTTAAGTCTGTTAATGTTTATTTTACTATTGGTAAAATAGTCATAGACTTGAGTTCCTTGTATTAATAGAGCATTATCTAAATAATTGTTTTGTTTTAAATTACAATAAAAGAAATTCTCTAATACTCCAAAACTTCCGATTTGACCACATAAATTTTGATAATCACCTACTGTTTTACATATAGGAAAAACCTTATTGAAAAAATCTACTTTAGTGTAGAAAAATATTGTTTGTATACAATTATCAATTAAAAAGAAAAATGCTTCTTTATTGTTTTTTATTGTTTCTAATTTGGTATTTTTTAGTTGTTCTATGTCTTCTTTAGAAAATATAGAATCCCCTTCTACATAATAAAATCCATCATAATAATCTTTAATAAACGAAACTGCGCTCATCATAGATTTATATATAGCGTATGAGTGATGATTATGGCCATTTTCACCATAATAA